GCAGATTAAAATCTAATAACCTGTCCATCTCCCCACTTGCGATCAGGTTTATGGCCTCTTCCCGGTCAAACTTTTTCTTTTCCATGATGATTCTTCCTTTCTCCTCCGTTTTATCTTTTTGGTCACCCTACTCTCCCACTCCACCAGCTTCTCCTCCCGCCAGCACGCTATTGCTACCAGCGCGATAGCGGCAAGGCCTAGGGCAGCTTCTAGCCAGATGGGCATCAATCCTCCTCCTCAGGTGCGGTGATCACGCAACCTCTGTATTCAACCTCTAACATTTCTTTTCTGCGCATCTGTACGAGGCTATCCATCAGATCGTCCCAATTAAATGCAATCCGCTCGGGCGCCCAACTTTCAAGCGTCCTCAGGCATTCAAATGCATCTGAGATCGCGTCACAGGTGTAAGATAGCGGGTAATCGCCGTTGGTGATTGTTACTTTATATTGTTTCATAGGTGTTCTCCTCTTTCACTGTCAATTCAGGTGTGTAGCTTTTTGGTTTTGGCGGTTTGCTGTAAGGGTATTCATTACACGGGCGGTTTCATACACGCCACTATTTGGCCATGTTTATAACATTTCACGTCAACACCTCAACGCCCTTCCGCGCCGAAAAATCTCCCGCTCGCGGTTGCCGTAGTATAACGCTCTTGCGTCAAGCTCTTCTTGCTCGGTATGTACGACCGGTGGAAGATGCTCCCGCCATGCGGATTTTCGTTCCATTTCTCGTAAAACGCGCTGATTATCTTCTTCCTTTTGACGTTGCGCTTCCTCATAAGCACGACGTTCCGCTTCCCTGATTGCTTCCCAATGCCTTCGGCATAGTCCACGACGATAAACGACATTGGGGCAATTCGGTTCGCTGCATTTCCCTTTCAAATTGCATCTCTCCTTTCAATTGATTCGCAGATGATCCGGCGTAAATAGTCAACCTCCTTTTCCAAGTCTCGGATCCTTTCGCTGTCAGTTGACTTAATGCCGAAATACTCCATCACCCGCGTTTTTTCAAACATCCATTTTCCGCCCATCTTTTTTGCGGGAACTTCTCCTTTCGCTGCCAGTCTTTTCAGCGTTTCTTCTGCTGTGTCAAACACAATGGATGCGGTATGTAGACCGAACAACAACGGGACGGTATTCCAATTTTTAAATGGAGTTGTTCGGTTCATGACTTTTATTTTGCCTCCTTTCTTTGCTTTATGATGCTTTAGATTTAAGTGCTTCTAAAAAAATATGGTTTACATTAATAACCTGTATATGGTAAAATGAAGTCGATCTTAGGGGGGTGGTGACGATTGAACATTTCGTAGCCTTCTTTCAAGCACCGATCGTTTCTGCGTTTAATACCTTATTGGGCATTGTCGGTTTTGCCTTGACTGTATATACTTTATTAAAGACGAATAGTATAGATAAAACGCTTAAAAAGTTCAGAGAAGCTCAAGATTATAATAAGAAGAGAAAGAATTATGCATTGAAGTTCAAAGGGTTTCGTGAAATTATTGAAAACGATGAACACAATAAAGGAACTGTTGGAGATATAATCGAGCAGTTAATAGCTTATAAGTCTTGTTTTGGTCACGTACTTTCTATACATGAAAAAATCAAGCTGTTTCTGCTTATTCGATACCTCAAAAAAGACTTTATTAAAATAAATTTTTCTAAAGTTGCAAGGCAAATGGCCGAGTTATCTGGACAACTACAAAAGGAAAGGGAGATTTAGTTATGAGAGAGCTTCGATACGAAATATTTCTTCAGAGCTTAATTAAAAAAAGTAAAGAGCAACAAATAAAGTGGAAGTATTTGGATAGCAATATGGAGTTGTGCCGTGGAATTCATTTATGCCGAGAATCATTGGCTGACAAGCTATATCAAAATGTTCCTAGCTTCTATTTCGATACCGAAAATAGTTATTATGCGGAATTTCCTAAAGAGAATATGTTTGTTGCGTTAATCGTTAAATCGAATTCAGATGGACCAGCTACAATTTTACAAGTTATTCCAAATACTTTTAAAAATGATCTTGTACTAGGCTTCTCTGATTACGGTGATTTGCTAACAAGATTATCCAATATTATTAAGAGTCAGTTTCCAAATCCAGATGATTTTATTGCTTCTTTTTAATATAAAAACTTTCATCTTTACATAACTTCATTATTACTGCCGCTTGTTGTTTACTCTTAAGTTCCAGATCATTTATCCGTTTGAAAATCCGTAATTTAGAAATGAATTTTTGGAACGGGGTTCTGCGGTCAAACATAGTTCCGCAATGGCGGCACTGCTTAGCGGATTGATAACTTTCATTCCCACATATCGGACACGTTATGTGGGTTTTCTTCTTGTTCATAGCAAAAATCCTTTCTAATATGCTTGTTGATTGAATCCGTTCTTTCAGTTCAGCCGAGATGATGCTTTTGGCGGCTTGTTTAGATTTTTTCTAAAGCTTTGCATATTGATGCCCGCAGCACTACAGATTGCAATAAATTCATCCGCTTTTAGGTTTCGCTTTCCGTTTAAAGAACTAGAAATTGCATCAATTGGAATTCCAGTTTCTCTGGATAAGTGCGCGTATGTAATGCCCCTGCCTTTGATAATCGCTTTTAATGATTCACACACGTTCATTTTTTCACCTCATTTCTACTTTACGCGGAATCTATCTGCATTATATCCTGCTTAAAGTAGAATGTCAATAGATTTCCAATAAGTTTTTCTACTTTTAGCAGAATTTATTCTTGACTTTAGATTCTATTAGACTTATACTTAATACACAAAGAGGTGATTTATATTGGAAACATCTGTATATTCAGTATTGAAGAAAAAAAGAAAAGAAGCTGGCCTGAGCGTGAAAGAAGTTGTATTACTACTACAAAAAAAAGGTATATCTGTATCTGATAAAACGGTATATAGTTGGGAAAGCGGATATCGTCAGCCCGACGCAGAAACCTTCCTTATACTCTGCGATATCTACCAAATCACTGATTTAGATGCGGAGTTCGGTAAAACGGAAAAACCCCCTGAATCATTGTCGGCTGATTCAGGGGATAAAGAAGAAAAAATATTTATATGTCTCAAGAAACTATTTGCCGATCTAGACATTGATGTTAGTAGTTTGACTGAAAGACAAAAGGTCGTTCTTCGGCTTCTTGCCGAACTCATTGTACAAAACTTTTAGTGCTTTGCTATAAGAATTAAACGCTAATTCCGGATGCTCGGTCTTGCAAAGCGTTTTTGCTAAACTATGTAAGAATTCATCTTCAATTTGTTTCTTATTCTTTTGTTTTTCTTCCATCATTTTTAACCCTCCTAATAATAGACACACGCCTCAAAACGGCGCATTGCATTTAACCACCGTCTGCTGTATAATGAGGGTGCGGAGGTACAATAGTGCCCCCCTATCGGAATAAGGCAGCCGCGCCGGCCAAAGTGCAAGCTGCCTTATTCTTTTTGCCCTCGTTTCAGAACATTCGTTCGTTTATATATTATCACTCCTTTGCTTGCTCGTCAACTTGATCTTTTTCCGTTTCAAAAATCAACATATCATGCGGGTTGACTTTTAACGCGGCGGCAAGTTTGCATAGGGTGGGAAGCGTCGGCAGATTGCTTCCATTCTCAATATTGACGATTTGTGTCTTGCTTACTCCTGCCTTTGCTTCCAACATTCGCACTGTCATTGCGTTTTGCTCTCTGTATGGCTTTAGCAATACGGTTACTTTGTATTTCACAACAATAGACACCTCGTGTCTATTGTTGCTAATTTTCCCTTAATTTACGCCTAACTGTGAAGAGTAACCACTAACTAAATTTTAGCACATATTTTGTGAATTTTGGTCAAAACGATTTGACCAAGCGAAAAAAACATGCAAGAATATTCTTTAGGCAATTTGTACAAAACGGAGAAAAAAGCAAAATCAAAAAATATTTTCTCAATCAAGTGCAACATTTGACGTTTTTTTTCGTTATATAGAAGGGAGGGCTATTTTATCATAGGTTATCTTTGCATAATTATTAAATATATAATTTGGGAGTGATGAAATGCCTCGAAAGCAAAATAAGCGCCGTGCAGATGGAAGGATCGCCGTGCAGGTATATCTGGGGATGGTGGATGGTAAACGAAAATATAAAACCGTGTACGGCAACACACAAAAAGAGGCCGACGAAGCGGCCCTACAGGGTAAGCTTGCTTTGCGCAAGGGGATCGACGTGACAGCAGAGCGCGATACGTTCGGGGACTGGGCAAAACGCTGGATTAAATACAAAGAAGCGGATATATCTTTTTCTCAGGTCAGGTCTTATGAGGGGTATATAAAACGCTTGGAAAATCTGCATGGATTGCGCATATCCGATATTAAAACCTATGACATACAAGAAATCGTTGACGCTCTGGCAGCCGAGAACCCGCATACCGGTAAGCCTACCTCAAAAAAGACTTTAGGCGATATCAAGCTAACGGCTTCGCAAATATTCCGCTTGGCGATCACAAATCGCGTTTTAGATTATAACCCTGCTGATGCTGTGGTTATCCCCAAGAATGCCCCGCAAAGCCACAGGCGAGCCTTAACAGAAGAGGAGCAAGGCTGGATATTAAACACGCCTCATAAAATGCAGCTTGCGGCCGTAATAATGATGTACACTGGATTGCGGCGCGGCGAATTACTTGCTCTTACGTGGCCTGATATAAACTTGGCTGATCGCACTGTAACGGTAAATAAATCGGTCGAATTTCATGATGGTGTTCCGCACGTCAAGGCATCCACCAAAACAAACGCGGGGATGCGTGTGATATCAATTCCGGAAATTCTGGCGGTCTACTTATCAGATCAGCCTAAATCAAGTTTATTGGTATTCCCGTCCGCGACTGGGCAAATTGTGTCAGAAAGCTCCTGGCGCGTTATGTGGGATGATTATCTAAGGGAAATTGATAAAAAGTTCGGTTCTCCAAAAGTCGGGAAATCAAGCCTTTTAACCATCCCCCATTTCACGGCGCATTGGTTGCGGCACACATACGCCACGATGCTCTATATGGCGGGTGTGGATGTGCTGACAGCAAAAGATCTGCTTGGGCACTCAGACATAAAAACAACGCTTGGTATTTATACGCATCTGGACACCAAATTTAAAATAAGATCAGTGGACAAGCTTAACGATTATCTGGGTAATGCAAGTCAAATGCAAGTCAACAAGCATTAAATCTAACGTAGTTACGGGCATTTATGCTATATTGTAGGTCGCACCCCACGCGGGCGCAATAAAACGATACAACAATAATATAAATACTAAAAAACCACGTAGTTATAAGGTCAACGACCTTTTCTACGTGGTTTTTATTTTTATCAAATACCGATTTAATGCGAATTATTTCGATTTTTTTCGAATTTATGCAAGTCAGAATGCAAGTCAAAAATCTCCTTGTTAATATGGTCACGTGAGTTAAACCGGTCCGCTCGAATTAAATATAAACGTCGGGTATCACTCCGATACCCGGCATTCTTCCGCTATTTTCTCGTCTCTCAGCCCTTTAAACACCGGCTGGCGCATTCCCCCGCTCGCTGTCCGCTCCATAAATTTGACCGTGCAGACCAGTTCCGGCCGCAGCCAAACCGCATTCTCGTTACCCACTGGCACCGGGAAGGGCGGCGCGTCTGTTTCCGGCTGCTCCGCGATCCGCGCGAAGGGCTTACCGCCTACGCCGAGTGTTACATGGCCTTTGTATACCATTTCACCGTCCTGATACTGGCCCAAAACGATACTGGTCATATGGTTATCCTTGCGGATGTAGCCGCAAACAACAAAATCATCATCTTTCAGATTTTTTATCTTAATCCAGTCCTTTGTTCGTTTGTCCTGGATGTAAATGCTATCCTTTCTTTTGGCTACAATGCCCTCTAAATCATGTTTTTCCGCAAGGTGGTAAAATTCCGTGCCCTGTCCCTCCACGACGCGGGAAAGAGCAATTCTGCCGCCCTCTTTGATCGTTTTACGCAATGCGTCCTTGCGATTAGTGAGCTTATGAGTTGTTATATCCTCCCCGTCGAGATAAAGGCAGTCAAACGCAACAAAAGTCGCTGGGAACTGACGCGCCGCCAGCCGTATTTTAAACTGGTTGTTCATGAGGCTGCGCCGCTGGATTTCGGCAAAATTCGGTTTGCCGTCTTTGATGATCAACAACTCTCCGTCCAAGATGCAGCGTTTTTTGACCTGCTTGTGTAGTTCCGCCAGTTCCGGCACCTTGGGGAGCATTTTTACATTGCGTTTGTTGCGCAGTTCCGTCCCCTCTCTGGGGTCGAGATATGCAACGCACCTCTCCCCATCGAGCTTTAGCTCATAGATATAATCGGGACTGTCAAATGGTTCACCGTCCGCCCCTATCAGCATGGGGTGGATATTTTTTTGCTCAAACAAATCCATCATGCGCCCCTGCTCTTACGCGACTTTTTGGGTTTGTTTTGGTTCAGGGAGGCGAGCAATGCCTCCTCCAGACTGATAATGTTGCCCTCGTTTTCCGGGGCCGGGGCAACAATTTCTTTTCCTGCAATTTTTTGCTCGATCAGCGCTTTTAGCCGCTCCTGATACTCGTCCTTATACGCGGCAGGCTCAAATGGCTTAACCATCGTGCCGATCAACTGCTTTGCCATCGACAATTCCGCCTCGCTCACATCGGGGCGCGGCACATCTTTGGGCTTATCCTTAATTTCGTCCGCAAAAAACATGGTCTCGATTAGTATGCCGTCATCTGTGGGGATCAAGGCGAGCAGCGTCTCCTTGTTTCCCATCACCGTTTTTGCAACGGCTACCTTCTGCTCGTCGTGCATGGCGCGGCGCAGCAGCTCAAACGCTTTTTCGCCGCCCGTCTCCGGCAGAGCGTGATACGTTTTGTCATAGTAGATCGGCCGGATCGTGGACAAGTCTGCAAATTGCATGATCTGGATGCTTTTATCCTTTTCGGTTTTGATTTTTTCAAAATCCTCGTCAGTTACAACGACATATTTCCCATCGCCGTACTCAAACCCCTTGACGATATCAGTATTTTTGACCTCTTTGCCGCAGCTTGCACACACTTTTTTGTAACGGACGCGGCTATGGTCATCCTTGCAGAGCTGATTAAAATGGATATCATTGTCCTGAGTGGCCGTGTACAATCCAACAGGGATATGCACAAGGCCAAAAGATATTGCCCCTCTATGGGATACTGCCATAAAGATCACCTCATATGCAGTATGCCACAGAGGGGCTTTTTTTACGCGCGTTGGAGTGTCCAATATCTTTCTGCCCCAGACCTTCACCCATTTCAATCCACGCGCCGCGCGCGACAAAAAAAGAATCAATCACACTCGATCTCTTTGCCTGTCTCTCTATCCACAAAACAGAGCTTTACGTCATATCCCATTGCATCTGCAACGCGGATAATATCATCGTATATTCTAAAATCTTTTCGGGAAAAATACCTGCTTGCATTGGCTCCAGACATGCCTAGTTTTTCTCCGACCTGCGTTTGCGACATGTCCCTTTCAAACTGCATCCGCTTAAATCCTTTGCGGATATCCATCACCATCCCTCCTATCTCATTCTTATTATATCACCTGCCGCTATTTTGTCAACTCTTATTGACATGTTGCACAATTATTCCGATTGATATTTGTGTTATATTTAATTGATTTTTATATCAAAAACAGTTGACATTAATAATCGTTAGCGATATAATATAAACAAGATAAGAGATACGGAGGAAGTAAAAATGAAATACGATCTAAGCAACATTATGAGAAACGCCTGGAACCTTAAAAAGACCTACGATGTGAGTATGTCTGTGGCGCTCAGGTCCGCGTGGGCGCTCGAAAAAGCTATGATGTCCGCCGAAGAGGCTGGAAAAGAATCCAAGTGGAACTACCGCGTTATTGCAAATGATTGGGTCAAGGGTGGTCGTAACCGCACCTATGTGAGCACTCGTATTTATACCAACGCCTGGAATTGCAAGCGCGAAATCAAAATTGGATATGTTGACAACTTATCTGGCGATTTCGTCGCAGCTTAAAAGCGCGTCGATAATGATAATTTATTAAAAAGGAGAAATGTACATGATCGACAAGAATTATCTACACAGGAGTATCTACGACAACCCGCAGCTAACCTGCAATATATTACGCTATTGCGATGATCCACTCGGCGTAATCATGAGCAACATCTGGCAGTCGATCCCCAAGCCAACGGAGGAGTACACAGATGATGACTGGGGTAGCCTGTACGATAAACGCATCGCCGATATAGATAAGGCCATGCAGACATACATCGCGAATGGAGGCCCATATAATGGCGAGGATGTGATCTCATTAATTTGTCAATACAACGCTATCTTGCGGCAACTCAGGTTCGCACGATCGTCTTGGATCAACGACTTCGCGCGCAATCAAATCGATAACGGGAGCGAGGCCTCCACTTTTAAGTTTTTTCTTAATTTAAACTTGATATCAGCCACATGAGATTTTGCAAAATAAAAGGAGGACAAGATCATGAAACAATGGAAAGTTGACACTGCCGGATATCGCAATTTATCTACAAGTAATCGCATTGAGGGTGAGACCCTCAAAGAAGCGGTCGAACTAAATTTTGACCGAATCCTAAGACTAAACGATAAGTCTTTAAACGGAAAACACCTTGTTCGCGCTTATCTTAAATATGCAGGCGATGATATCACATGTGGTTCTCGGCATTTTGTGGAGTTGATTCTCCACGCGAGCGTTAAACGTAGTCCGATCAAAAATCCGGTTCGCGAGATGCGTATTGCAATTTTTGCAGATAAGGAGGATTGCCCGGAGCCAATCGAAATCGAGATAAATGACAACGCCGCTTGCTAATCACCACAAAAGCAAACGGCGCAGGCCCTGACATTGCGGCTAAACATTATTCATGGGGCCGTGATTATTATACCACGCCCCCCCACGAAAGGAAAGAAAAAAGTGACATACAGGCAATTATGGGATCAGTGGATCGCGAAAAGAACTTATGATTTATGTGAAAGCACAATTATTGCTAGCAGCAGAAATGCAAATGTCTATATTTTACCTTACATAGGATCTGCTGATCTAGGCGACATTACTGCCAGTCTCCTTCAGCCGGTTATGGACAACGCATCGCCTGAGGCAAACAAAGTGCTGATGCAGGTGCTACGATATGGAGTGAAATTTGGGGTGGGTTGTGAGGTTTTATCTGATATCCACTATAAGCATCGCCCCAGAGCTTCGGCGGGGGAAGCATTTACTCTTGCGGAAATCAATTTATTGATTAAAGCCGCCCGCCCAGATTGGTTTAGGGATATGGTGATTATCGCTTTCAGGACAGGTATGCGCCGAGGAGAATTATTGGCTCTCAAGTGGGAGGATATTGACTTTGATTTAGGATATCTGCAAGTGAGACGATCACTCGTTGGGGAGACTAGAGATATGATACAAATCCGCGCCCCAAAATGCGGCTCGTTTCGCCGTATCCGCTTATGCGATACGGCTCTATTGACCCTCATGGAACGCAAGGAGCACGTCTCGTCAGATTTTGTTTTCACCCTCCCGCCCGACAACCGATTGATTGTCCCGAACGACGTATCGCATAATATGGTCAAAGCCTGCAATCGCGCAGGGGTACGGAGGCGTAGATTTCACGACTTGAGGCACACGCATGCAACTATGCTTATTTCGCGCGGCGTTCCACTTACTGCGGTTAGCGAGCGCATGGGTCACACTGATTTAACAACAACTTTGCGTACCTACACCCACGTCATTCCGGACATCCAGAAGGTTGCCGTCGACATCCTCAACGATTTATAATATTGATTCTAGCGCCAATATAATCCCCTAGACCCATTATGCGGTCCCCGGGGATTATTTTTATATAATAATACACAAAATTATTTTTATTAATTTATATAATAAAACATAATTCGACTTTTTAACGGTTATTATATAGACGGTGAAATAATATATAAAAAGGTAAATATTATTCTTTTATGCAGAACGTTTGTTCTTATATTCTGATATAATTAAATGGGAGGTGTGTTTTATGAAAAATATATTAAAACAGTTTAATCTCCCCTTTTTATGTAAAAAATCGGATAAATTTATAAAAAATCAAAAAAAGGTATATACAAACGATTATAAAATATGGTATGATTTGGATGGAAACAGAGGAGTATCAAAAGGAGGTAGAACACGTATGATTTCGGTACAAGCGTTAAGTAATACAATATTAAAAAAGTCGTTTGATGAAGACATCCCTGTTTCCCCAATGAAACTCCAAAAACTGATTTATTTTATCTATCGTGATTACTTACAGAGCACGGGTTCTCCTTTGTTTACCGAAGAGTTTCAAACTTGGCAATACGGGCCTGTCCTTAGAAGTGTATATGATGAATTCAAAACATTTAAAGCAAAACCAATTACGCGGTTTGCTAAAACTGCGAACAATGAAGTATATGTCATAAACGAAGCCGCAGATCGATTCGTGTGCGAATCAATTAATCGCATATGGAACAGGCATAAATTCAAAGACGGAATCACCTTATCTAAATTAACTCACCAAGATGGTAGCGCATGGAGAAAAGCTTTTGAGGCAGACAGTCCGATTTTAAAGTTCGAGGACATTAAGGATGACTACACAGATTAAGCAAGAAACCGTTGACATTCCAGATATTCAAACCGAGGAAGATATCCCGCCCAAAGAAAGCAGCGAAGACATAGAGGTTCGAATGCCATCGAAGGAAGTCATGGATTACGAAAAGGCTCTGAGTGCTTTAAAGGGCGTCAAGGATCTCCAGCTTCGCGAAAAGGCTTTTCATCTGCTTGTGGGCTTAATTGTTCTCATTATGGTTTTTTACGCCTCAGATACCATCTTGACCAACTTGGGATTAAAGAGCAGTGCCTTGTTGACTGGTGTGTTTGAATTATTAAAATTCATGTTATCATCTCTGTTCGGATTTGTATTTGCGCTCAAAAGCAGAGAAAAATAGCCTCGACTTTTCTTAGGAAGTCGAGGCTTGTCATTTTCATTCCGTTTTATCCGCTTTCGGCGCGTCATACGTCATGGCAAGCTGGCTATCCTGCACGCCTTTTGTGGTCGGGTCGCTGATGATTCCAATCGATGCCGGGATTAGCAGTAGCAACTGCACGGCCTCTATGATCTGGCTTGCGGTTACATTCGTCACCACGCCGCAAAGATTCAGGATGTAGAACACGGCCATGATAACAGCCGAGGCGACGCCCAGCCAAAACGGGCCGCTTTTCAGCCGTACTTTCCAGTTAATATTTTTCAGCATATATATTCCTCCAATTTTAAAATTTCGCCCTCCGCCGCCCGACGGAGGGCTTTTGCGTTTTAGATCAGCTTGGACAGAAACCAAGTGACTGCTGTGATAATCATGATCGGGATTGATACCAGCATCCTATCACCTCACAATCACGGATGCGATCAGACTGATTAACGCCGCCACACCTGCGGAGATCCCTGCCGACAGCAGCTCATCCCA